TTGTATATCAGAAGAACATCATATATGAAAAAGTTCTTTGCCAATTTAGTTGGTACTGTGAAAGTGCCAGTTTAAAGAAACCAATGAATGGCCCAATTTATTATGAATCTATGGAAGTTGCCAAAAAAGTTCTTTTAGAAGGATTTAGACTGCCTTCAGTTAAAGATGCACTATACTTCCATGGAGATTATATAAATCCTGGTTGGAAAAGGGAACGAGTAGCAAAAATTGGTCGTCATATATTTTATAAGTGAGAACACAGATGAATGCACAAACAATGAAAATTTCAATTAAAAAGTTTTTCCATGATATGTTTGATTTGGACCTATGGGTTAAATCTATAAAAGAACATGCTCCACATATTTCAGCAGAAACAGCAGGTTGGATTGCCGTAGTGCTATTGCACTTGGCAACCATTCCTACAATGATTGCTGTTATGACTGGATTAACGGAAAAAATGCCTCCAGTAGACATGGTCTTGTTTAGTTGGTTAGGTTTGTTCTTATTCTTTGTCAAAGCAACGATCCAAAAAGATTTGCTGAATATTGTAACTATTGGGCTTGGATTCTTTGTCCAAGCATCCTTGCTGGCTTTGATAGTTTTCAAGTAAAATAACGATAAATATTAGACATTAAGGAGCATCAAAATGCCATCAGGATTTCAACAAAATATTAACCAATTAGCACCAGGTATGTACAGAGTCGTACTTACTATGACTAATACAACTTACTATCCAACAACAGACAGTAACGATAACGGCGGTGTTACACCAAATAGTTCAGACAGTTTTTCAACTGCCAATTTACCAACTACACTAGCTAAAGGGCAAGCTCGCGCTCGTGGGAATATGCGTTTCCGTAATATTGTAAATGCATTATCAGGCCTAGCAGATTGCCAAATTATGGACATCGAACTTGATTCTGATGAAACTAATGGTGATGCACAAGCAACAACTCTAGCGTTTACTGCTCGATTTGAAAGAGATGATTTCATTCCAGCAACTGGCACAGACATTGCAAGTGGTAGCATCACAAGTAAAGCATTGTACATTAAAAATGAAATTGCTAAAGCAATTCGTTTATCAACAACTGCTAACGTGAGAGTTTACGATGGTAGTGCTGGTATGGATAAACAACTTCCAATTACTGTTACTCACACTGGTGCAACAGCAACCCAAACATTGGGAACTGTAGCAGTTACATTAATCGACGGCACTGAGCTAATTACAGCTGATGCCTCTGGTGACGCTGAATAAGGCAACTGATGACACTGGCCTGGTTACTACTCTTAACTGGCTTAACAATATCTGCGGTAGCGATCTATTATTCTGTAGTAGGTCTTACCGCAATATTTTCCGCCGCCGCCATCCCAATTATCATAATGGGTTCAGCTTTAGAAGTAGGAAAACTAGTTTGTGCAAGTTGGCTCAAAGCCAACTGGGAACGTGCTCCACGTTTCATGAAGTATTACATGATCATTGCTGTAATAGTTCTAATGTTGATTACATCAATGGGTATCTTTGGATTCCTAAGTAAGGCGCACAACGACCAAAACATAGTAAGCGGTGATGTACAAAGTAAGATTGCCATTTACGATGAAAAGATTAAAACAGAAAAAGACAACATTGAATCAGCTAAAAAAGCATTAGCACAAATGGATGCTCAAGTTGATCAAATGTTAGGGCGTACTGACACTGATAGAGGTGCAGAACGTGCTGTTCAAATTAGACGTAACCAAGCCAAAGAACGTGCTAGCCTTCAAGCTGAAATTACAAAAGCACAAAAATCTATAACCGAACTACAAGCTGAACGTGCTCCAATTGCCGCAGAAGTCCGTAAAGTTGAAGCTGAAGTTGGCCCAATAAAATACATTGCAAAATTCATCTACGGAGATAAAGGTGCAGATGAAAACATGTTGGAAAAAGCAGTAACATGGATTATTATTCTTATCGTTATTGTATTTGATCCATTAGCAGTTATTATGTTATTAGCCGCACAGATGACGTTTGGCTGGTATAGAAGGCAAGAACCTGCGTATGAACCAGACGATGGTCCATTAACAAAAAATCAAATAGAACAAATTCAAGAAGAGGCAAAAGTAAGAAACTTTGATTGGCCGCTTGCCAGCTCATTATGGCCATTCCCATCAGCAAGAGAAAAAACAGAACCTGTTTTAAGCGAAACACCGTCGACTGCACTAGGAGGTGATATAACAGCGCCGGAGGAAAAAGCCGTAGATCTCGAACCAGATTTTCTTAAACAAGCTGAAGAGCGTGTTCAAGAACGTATCGAAGATGTAAAACAGGAAGAAACTCCAATGCCATTAGAGCAATGGAATAAAATGATTGAGGAAGCTGAAAAAGCGGTTGAAGAAGAAAAGAAGGCACAAGTAGAACCAGACTTTCCTAAGGCAGAAGAAACAGAAGAATCAAAAAAAAAGACTTACATGACCAAGGACGAGACGGGCAAGATACAAATAAAGAACAGATCATAACAGGGTATGTACAAAATGCAGAACAAAGTGAATCTACACTTTGGGCTCGTATTAACAAACCTAAAGATGAACTGTATAGAATATATGATGTTGACCGTTTTAATGATTTAATAATTGATAAATTTTCAGATCCTGCGTTATATGATTTTGTAGAAGAAACCAAAACACGTGGTCCAAAATTTGCTAATTATTCAAGAGAAAGATTACAAGAATTTGCAAGTAGGATATATGAACTTAGGAAAAATAACTCTAATAACACCGCCGGATAAACTGTTCAATATGAATTTGAGTTATCTGCTTGTTAAACCGTCAAACTACATAAAACAACAATTTCAATCTATACTGAGTAAAAGTATTGATGATTTAAATGTGTTTATGTATGATGAACAGGAAACAGATATAAGTTGGATGCTAAGTGTAGCCCAACAAGTAGATGTAGTTATTGTAGATGTAGATAACTGTGACACAATAACTCAAAAATTTGTCACTTTCTTACTGGCACAGCCAAATGCACACTATATAACTAGAGACGAAACAACTCCTTATAATTTAATATCTAAAAATAGAATTTGGGATTTGGATCAAATAGTAGAACAGTTTTCTGATAACAACGAAGAGGATGACGATGAATCACAAGAGTAAAGGAACTGGTGTTACAGTTAGAGATAACGAAAACATCAACCAAGCATTAAGACGTTTCAAACGTAAAGTAGAAGACGCTGGTATTTTGGATGACTTGCGTAAAAAAGAATTCTACGAAAAACCAACCACAGCTCGTAAACGTGCCAAAGGTGCAGCTAAAGCACGTTGGAAAAAGAAACTCGAAAAAGAGCAACTACCAAAAAAAATGTATTGACATTGTTAATGTCTTGTGTTAAACTATATACTCTAAAATAATGAAAGAGTATAATGGCTAATACAGATATAATGATTGACTTAGAAACTTTGGCGACATCAACCGATGCCGCCATTCTTACCATTGGAGCAGTAAAATTTGATCCTTTTGGTATGGATGTTGAAGAACCTGCAATGGACAGTTTCTATGTTAAAGTAGATCTTGATAGCTGTCACGAAATTGGATTAGTCACTAACGATGACACTATTGCATGGTGGGCTAATCAAAGTAAAGAAGCACAAGAAGAAGCATTTAGTCCTGACAATCGAATTCATATTGTTGATGCATTTAATCAGCTATATAAGTTTTGTTGGGGTGCTAAACGTGTTTGGTCAAACGGTGCGGCATTTGACGTTGTAATTTGTGAAACAGTTTTCAAACGTATTAACAAGGCAGTACCTTGGAGCTTTTGGCAAGTTCGAGATGTACGCACTGCATTTGACTTAGGGATCAATCCTAATCGTCCTCCAGTATTAAAACACCATGCATTGGAAGATGCATGGAATCAGGCAGTTGGTATTCAGAACGTATATAATACCCTACGAACTAGTACCACTAAAGATGGCAACTACATAGCCCCATTTGCAAATCAAAGGTAATAACATGGACAAACAAACAAAAGAAGTAATGGATATTCTACAAGAAGAATGTGCTGAAGTAATTCAGGCGGTTAGTAAAATCAGTCGTTTTGGCTTGGACAATTTAAAACCTGGGAAGCCTAAAACAAATCGCGAACACTTGGAAGAAGAATTAGGTGACCTTCAGGCAATGGTAGATATTTTACACGAGCTTGATATTGTAAGTTACACTAACATTGAAAAAGCCGCTGAAGCCAAACGCGAAAAACTTAAAATTTGGTCAAATATTTTCAAAACTGACAATATTCAGGCATAAATAAAAATGTAGAGCGCCGTTAGGGCCTACATATTCTTGCTTAATAAAGGAGAACAGAAATGAGCAAAATCATCGGTATCGACTTAGGTACAACAAATAGCTGTGTAGCAGTACTAGAAAATGGTAAGGCTAAGGTAATTGAAAACAGCGAAGGTGCTAGAACAACACCAAGTATCGTAGCTTACACTAAAGAGGAAATCCTTGTAGGTGCAACAGCAAAACGACAAGCAGTAACAAATCCAAAAAATACAATTTACGCGGCCAAGCGTTTGATTGGACGAAAGTTCGAAGAACAGGCTGTACAAAAAGACATTGATCTAATGCCTTATTCAATTATCAAATCTGATAATGGTGATGCATGGGTTGAAGCAAATGGCGAGAAATTAGCACCTCCACAAATTAGTGCAGAAGTTCTACGCAAGATGAAAAAGACTGCTGAAGACTATCTAGGCGAGTCGGTTACTAAAGCAGTTATTACAGTACCTGCCTATTTTAATGACCAACAACGACAAGCAACTAAAGACGCAGGTAAAATTGCAGGCTTAGAAGTTTTACGTATTATCAACGAACCAACAGCGGCCGCACTTGCATACGGAGTTGACAAGGAAAGTAAAAAGGATCGAAAACTTGCTGTATATGACCTAGGTGGTGGTACGTTTGACGTAAGCATTATCGAAATTGCCAACATCGATGGCGACAAGCAAATTGAAGTATTGTCAACAAACGGCGATACATTCCTAGGCGGGGAAGACTTTGACCAAGCTATCATGGACTACTTGGTAGATGAGTTTAAGAAAGAAAACGGCATTGATCTTAAGAAAGATATGCTTGCTCTACAGCGTTTAAAAGATTCAGCTGAAAAAGCCAAGATTGAATTGTCTAGCTCTGCAAGTACAGACATTAACTTGCCATACATTACAGCAGATGCTGCAGGTCCTAAACACTTGAATGTTAAACTAACTCGTGCTAAGTTTGAAGCAATGGTTGAAAAACTAATTGAGCGTTCAATTGAACCATGCAAGATTGCAATGAAGGATGCAGGTGTTACAGCCGCTGACATTGACGAAGTTATTCTTGTCGGTGGACAAACACGCATGCCTAAAGTGCAAGAAGCCGTTGAAAAATTATTTGGAAAAGCACCACGCAAGGACGTTAATCCAGACGAAGCAGTTGCAGCGGGTGCGGCCATACAGGGTGCTGTACTAGCAGGCGACAAGACAGACGTGCTATTACTAGACGTTACACCATTAAGTTTGGGTATTGAAACAATGGGAGGTGTGTTTACTAAGTTAATTCAAAAGAACACAACTATTCCAACTAAGGCAAGCCAGACATTTAGTACAGCAGAAGATAATCAACCAGCTGTTGATATTAAAGTAGCACAAGGCGAACGTGAATTGTTCAAGTACAACAAATTACTTGGCGAATTCAAACTAGATGGAATTAATCCGGCACCTCGCGGCATGCCTCAAATTGAAGTTACCTTTGACATTGATGCCAATGGTATTATGAACATCAGTGCTAAAGATAAATCAACAGGCAAAGAAAATAAGATTACTATTAAATCCGATAGCGGCTTAACTGATGCAGAGATTCAACGCATGGTTCGCGAAGCTGAAGAAAATGCCGAGTCAGATAAAAAAGCTCGTGAATTAATTGATGCTAAGAATCAAGCTGAAGCCGCAAGCCATTCAGTTAATAAAGATTTTGAAACATACAAGGATCAATTAACTGAGGAAGAAAAAACTGCATATGAAACAGCTAAAACATCTTTGAACGAAGCTATGACTAGTGACGATAAAGAAAAGATTAATGAAGCTGTTACTAAACTATTTGAAGCAGCCGGTCCGGTTATGACTAAGAAACAAGCAGCCGAATCAGCTAAATCAAACCCAACGACCGAAGGGGAACAAACCGTTAATGCGGAGTTCAAAGAGGTTGACCAAGAAAACAAGAAGTAATATAATAAAAACGTAGGGTGCCAATAGGTGGGCCCTACAAACATTCTTGCTTAATAAAGGAGAAATAAAATGACACAACTAAGAACTATTGATACAGCCGCTCTAGCACAATTGAGCAAAGCCCTTGTAGGATTTGATCGTTACTTTAGCGCACCGCATCACCAAAATGGTAACTACCCTCCACACAATATTGTGAAGTACAGCGAAAACCAATATGGTATTGAAGTCGCAATAGCAGGATTTCTGAAAGAAGAAATTACTGTTGAAGTTGATCAAGACCAATTGACTATCCGTGGTACACACAGTATCACTGAAGATAGAGAAGTAGAATATCTACACCGAGGTTTAGCTGCACGTGATTTTGAACAAACATTTACTCTTGCTGAGTATATGGAAGTTCGTGGTGCAGAGCACAAAGACGGTATACTCAAAATTTCAATTGAGCGTATTGTTCCAGAAGCACTGAAGCCACGTAAGATTGAAGTTAAATAATCAACTAGGGGGAGGAAACTCCCCCACTTTAAAGAGAACGAAATGCCTAGTACTGATATCCAACTAGATGAAAAAATTAAAGTAACTGTTCAAGAGCCAAGGCGTTGGAAGGTTATTTTGTTAAATGATGATTCAACTCCAATGGAATTTGTAATTTCATTACTAGTTGAAATTTTTAAACATACTCCAGATACTGCAAAAGAAATCATGTTTCAAGTACACGAAACAGGCAGTGGAATAGCAGGAGTTTATAGTTTTGAAATTGCCGAGGCAAAGGCTGTAGAAGCAACACAGCAGGCTCGTACTAATGGATTTCCTCTACAAATTAAATTGGAAGAAGAATGAACAATTTGCGAGAGCTAACTAAAGAAGCACACACTGCTGCTGAAAGATCAGCATTTGTAAAAATTTTGTTTTCAGGAAATATCAATCCAAAATTGTATGCCACATATTTAAAAAATCAACACCCAATGTATGAAATATTGGAAATATGTGCAATGCCGTTACAAGTGTTACACGGATTACCTGATGTACGAAGAGCTCCAGCAATACTAGAAGATTTTATTGAGTTGTGGGGTAACAATAATCCTGAACAGCCAAAAATATGTCCAGTTACTATGAAGTATGTGGATTATATTATGTCTATCAAAGACGATCCTAAAAAATTAATGGCACACGTTTATGTACGTCACATGGGAGACCTAGCTGGCGGACAAATGATTGCTAAGAAAGTGCCTGGCAAAGGTAAGTATTATCAATTTGCAGATCCTGACGGTCTCAAAATGGCAATACGTGAAAAACTAGACGATAGCATGGCAGACGAAGCAAAAGTATGTTTTGATTTTGCAAAACAATTCTTTGAAGAAATGATGGTGATTGCCAAAGACTATGAGTAAAGTTTGGGATACACTAATAGAAATACAACATCTATTAGAAGAAAATTTTAATCGAACTGGTATAGAAATTAACGAACCTGGCATGGAACGTTTTAATCAGCCTGGCTGGGTTAACAGAGTTTGGACTAGTTTTAAATATCGACGTGCTCACGTTGATGTAGTCGATGCCCGTGAAACTAAAGGATTGTGGATGATGCATTGTTGCATTTTTCCACATTTGCATAATCCTGCTCCAATTTACGGCTTTGACGTTATAGCCGGCAAGAATAAAATTACTGGTTGTTTTCACGACTATAGCCCAACCGTTAATACTAATCACCCAATGCAAACTTGGTTTGCACACGAAGTTAGCAAATTAGAATGGCGTAGGGAACGCGAGCTTCCTGACTGGGCGCAACGTATTTTCAGCAAAAGTATGGTAGCTGCAGGTAATGTACAAAGCGAAGAAGAATTAGAACAAATAACACAACTAGCTCGCACAACACTGGCACATTACCTAGATACAGTTGATGAAACAAATAATACTGTAGCAGACACTACATACGAACAAAACTATTACGCTATCAATCAAAAACAAAACCCACATACACCGCGTGTAATGGCT